GGCTGCTTGAATTTTGCCTAGGATGGATTTAGTTTATCCTTTGCCTAATGTAATGTTCGTTGACCCAGTCCAATAGGTCAGTGAGCTACGTTAGTAGTGCGTGGAAACGGCAGATGGCTGGCTCGCACAATGACCGTATGTTTCTTTACGGAACCAGTCCTTCTGAATAAAGTAAGGGGACCAGGGCCAATTGAGACTGTAAGGCATTGTTTACGAGGCATGGCTGTAAACTGAGCATTTCGCCAGAACGCTTTTAGAGCGAGGCGGATATGTGTACGAAAACGCACCAACGCGTAGTGTACTCGCGGCTTACGTGGTAAGTCAGCGGACATTACAATTAGAAGACATTAGTCGGATATTGTTAGATTTATCAATGCCGGCCTTATTGTTTGCAATAAAATAAATCACTTCATTTTAGTACGCCCTATTATATAGTAAGTGTACTACCTGAACTCACCAACCTTCCGAAACCCGTTTAGCCGGAGGTCTAAACATGCAAAACGTACAAAACTTAGGATTTGATCCACATTCCACAAACTCTTTCTTGTATTCACTGAGCGCATGGAACCTGTTTCAATACTACCACAAACTGTACAAAGAAATGCTCCGCCTCAAGATGGCGGAAGCAACGCTGATCGCCCAGTATCACACAAGCTGTCTCAACGAGATAATCGTCGACCTGCCTCTCGCCCTCCACGCTCAGGATTTCAACCTAGAGTGGGAGGACGCAAACGAGATTTACCTGAACCCGAACCAACAGTGGAACAACCTGTCGGATCAGGATCTGGATCTCGTACGGAGCAGAGCCGCCGAGCTTTCGTTGAAGATAAGCGTAGTGAGAGACGCGATCGCCCAAAGAGAGACTTTAAAGAGAAGAGGTCATCCAATTATCGAGCAACAGCGCGAGGAAGTGCTAAGGCGGAGGCTATAGGCGCTTCTGTCCTTGAAGCTGATGCAAAGAAATTGGGGGACATTGATTCTTTTGAAGTCAAGCGCCTTGAAAGAGAGGCTGGAGAGAGAGAAGCAAAGCGAGCAGAAAAAGAGGCTGAGGAGCTCGCGAAGGAGGAGAAGAAGAAGAGGAAAAGTCGCCGAGCGGAAAATAACTATGTTTCCTTACGCACAAAATTCAACTTCGAATTGAGACGAGAGTATCCGATGAAGGCAATAATGCTGTTCTGGGTTGTAGCTTATATAACGTGTATGCTAGTCATGTTCTTTGGACTGCACATGTTACATTACTACTTCCAGGAATTGGTGTTTTATTTGCTGACACCTGAGATACTGAGGTCTTATCGTTGGTATGAAGATGTGATTGATTGGGAAAACATTTTAGTTTATCTACCGTATGTGATTGATCTCACTCTTATCCTCTGGAAATGCTACCAGTGCCATAAGTGGACCATGGCGTTCTTAACCTTACTCAAAAAGCTGTCGTGGGCTGGAGGATGGTTTCCAACGGTGTGGCGCCCTTATGAGACTTATCACTATTCAGGTGACGTATATCAACCTACTACGGATGATGTGCGTGGCGATTCTAGCGCCATGGTCGACCTCAAACATGTGGATCCTGACTTGAAACTTATCACGGCAAAAGTCAAACGGCCCGACCCATTTGAGGATAATGTGTTGTTGGAGGGATTGTTTCCATGTAAGTACGAAGAGAAACGGCTTACTGTTAGTATGGAACTACTTGAACAAATTGAAAGTGCTGCAATCAACATGTCGTTGCTGTCTGATCCTAAGACAGCATACGAGCGGATTTTCAATTATGCTACAAGAGTACAGACAATCAACATTGATAGAGTACACATTGTACAACACAAACAAATTGTCAGTGATACGGCATTTTTGGCCTTCAAAATGCTTGCGAAATACCACGAAGAGCGGGATTGTTTGGATTTTCCAATCGCCCGCTGGGTAAAACCTTAGGCTTCGTGAAGAGACTATACTTGTACGGTTATAGGTTTGGGGAGGTTCTCCTCCCCAAACTTGACCCGGTTAAGAAAGACCTTCAAATTTCTGAACCGCGTGAGGTGGATTTAAACTTCCGACCTCCAGTACAAGTTAGTCTGGGTTGTAATGTGCAGGGTGTAGCCTTGCCACATGCAGACCCTCATGATCCGAAGACCACGAGGATAGGAGTCATGAAAAGGGCAGGCCGCGCAATGCCATCCTCGAAGCGCGTTGAGTTAGGAAAGTTACAGGCTTTTGTGAGAAAGTATGTCCGAGGACATTTACCTAGGGTTTCTTTATCACAAGACCTTTCCGTGGAGACTTGGTTGGAAAACTGTAAGGGCTATTCGGCTGCAAGAAAGCAAGAGCTTCGTGAGAAGTGGGCGGCTTTCACATGCATCGATGATCCCCAGCAGAAGTACAAGCACGTTAAAGCTTTCATGAAAGATGAGGTTTATACAGAATTTAAGCATCCAAGAGGTATTTATTCGCGCTCTGACGAGTTTAAGTGCCTTATTGGACCAATTGCTAAAGTTATGGAAAGCATTGTCTATTCAGATCATCATTTTATCAAACATGTTCCTGTCGCGGAACGAGCGAAATATATCTCAGATCTTTTGTATCGTCCTGGAGTGATCTATGGCGCTACAGATTATACGAGTTATGAGGCTCAGTTTGTTAAAGAGATGATGGAGGTTTGCGAGTTTGAACTTTACAGTTATTTGACTGAAGACTTGCCGGAACATCCTGAGTTCATACGATTGTGTGATCAGGTCCTAGCTGGGGAGAATCGTATCAAATTTAGAGATTTTGTGGTTAGGATTCTCGCTACTCGAATGTCGGGTGAAATGGTAACTTCTTTGGGAAATGGGTTTTCGAATCTTATGTTCATGTTATATGAATGTGAGAAGCTCGGAAACACACATACTGAGGGGGTGGTCGAAGGCGACGATGGTTTATTTGTAACTAATGGACCATTTCCAACAACTGAAGATTTTGCCGAACTAGGCTTGATCATCAAAATAGAGTTACATACAGAGCTAAACACAGCATCATTCTGCGGTCAGGTCTTTGATCCGTTTGATTGCGTTAATGTTTGCGATGTACGTAAGGTTCTTGCTACTTTTGGTTGGACCTCAAGGCAGTATGCTAGGTCTAGTAACAAGAAGCTCAAGACTCTTTTGAGATCTAAGGCTTTATCTTTAGCTTACCAATACCCTGGGTGTCCCGTTATCTGTGCGTTAGCAGAATACGGCCTTAGGGTCACAAAATCTTACTCTGTGAAGAATGTACTTTATACTAATATAAAGTTGTCTTCTTGGGAGCGTGAACTGATGATAGAAGCTGCTGATGCTGGGGTTCCCAGTGTCTTTAGGATCCCGCCGATCCGCACTAGATTGTTGGTGGAACGTCTCTACGGAGTCACAGTGGAAACTCAGGTCCACTTGGAAAAATATCTGAATAGCCTAGATTCACTCGTGGAGTTAGAAATCCCGTTGCTGGTGGACTCGATGCCGTCTGTTTGGACTCAGTATTATACTCAATATAATGCTTGGACCCTTCCAAATAGTAAGCTTCTTGACTATCCTTCTGGTTTACAACGCGAGCTGAGTGAGCCTACCTAACGCCTGGCTCTTTGAGAAAACAAAGTAAATAAACGGCTGAAACAAGACCTGATTGAAAAC